ATTTCCAGTCTTTGATAATCCACGTGATGGAGAACGACTGGGACCAGACGGTGAACTAATAGACATAGGCGTTGTAGATAGTTGGGAGAATGAGGTAGACGGTTTAAAGGATGATCAAGATGCTTTAAATGAATTCTACCGTCAATTCCCTAGAACTACTGAGCACGCTTTTAGAGATGAAAGTAAAAACAGTATCTTTAATTTAATGAAGATATATGAGCAGATAGATTACAACGAAGGTAGTAGACACGCTGCTCATACTACAACTGGAAGTTTTAGCTGGGTAAACGGTATTAAGGATTCACAGGTGGTTTTCCACCCAGATCCAGGTGGAAGATTTAAAGTTAGTTGGGTTCCCCCATCTCACTTACAAAATAAACAAATAATAAAAAATGGTATTAAGTTCCCAGGGAATGATCATGTTGGCGCGTTTGGCTGTGATAGTTATGATATTAGCGGTACTGTTGATGGCAAAGGGTCAAAAGGATCACTTCATGGATTAACTAAATTTTCTATGGAAGACGCACCTTCGAGTACGTTTTTTTTAGAGTATATAGCAAGACCACAAACCGCAGAAATATTCTTTGAAGATGTTTTGATGGCATTAGTGTTCTACGGTATGCCTTTATTAGCAGAGAACAATAAACCAAGATTACTGTACTATTTGCGCCGAAGAGGCTATAGAGGTTACAGTATGAACAGACCAGATAAAACTTGGAAGAAACTATCAGTCGCCGAAAGAGAAGTAGGTGGCATACCAAACTCAAGTGAAGACATTAAACAAGCTCACGCCTCCGCTATAGAAATGTACATACAGGGTCACGTAGGGCATTTAGGTGAAGGCAACTACGGTACTGTTTATTTTAACGAGTTGTTAAACGACTGGGCTAAGTTTGATATAAATAAAAGAACAAAGCATGACGCTTCTATAAGTTCTGGTTTAGCTATTATGGCTTGCAACAGGCACTTATATGCGCCAAATGCTAAGGTTGAAAAGCAACCACTAGGATTAAATATAGTGAAATACGATAATAAAGGGTTTAACTCCCAGATAATAAAATAACATGGCTGAGTCAGTATATGTAAATTTTCCTTCTCAAGCGGTTCCTGACCTAGAGAAAATGAGTGCCGAATATGGCCTCAAAGTAGCTAGGGCTATTGAGCAAGAGTGGTTTAAAGATTCTTATAGCAATAGATATAGTGACACTCAACAAAAATACAATAATCTTAGGTTATACGCTAGGGGAGAGCAACCTATCCAAAAGTATAAAGACGAGCTGTCTATAAACGGTGATTTATCATATCTTAATTTAGACTGGAAACCTGTACCTATTATCCCTAAGTTTGTAGACATAGTGGTCAATGGTATGGCTGAAAGGATGTTTAACGTTAGGGCTTATTCTCAAGATCAATACGGCGTAAGTAAAAGAACCGACTATATGCAATCTATGGTTAAAGACATAGAGACAAAAATATACAACGATCAGGCTAAAGCAAATCTTAATGTAGATTTATACGAGAACGAGGAGGCGGAAAGACCAGAAACTAAAGAAGAGTTAGATATCCACATGCAACTTAATTACAAGCAGTCTGTGGAAATCGCTGAAGAGCAAGCTATAAACGTTTTACTTGACGGTAACAAGTATGACTTAATAAGACAAAGAGCATTATATGATCTTACGGTTTTAGGTATAGGTTGTGTTAAGACTAATTTCAACTGGAGTGATGGCGTTACTATTGAATACGTAGATCCAGCTAATATAGTTTACTCGCACACTGATTCTCCATACTTTGATGACATATATTACATAGGAGAAGTCAAAACTGTTCCTATTAATGAGCTAGCTAGAGAATTTGACAATTTAACAGAGTCGGATTTAAAAGAGATACACTCAAGCAGTAGCAAGAGAACGCGATCAGGTAGACACGTTCAGGATATGGATAAAAACAAAGTTCAAGTTTTATACTTTAACTATAGAACCCATATGAACGACGTATATAAAATTAAAGAAACAGGATCAGGTGGTTATAAGGCTATTGAAAAACCAGACACCTTTAATCCACCTGAAAATAAAGAAGGTGGGTACGAAAGACTACAAAGATCCGTAGAGTGCATTTTTGAAGGCGCTATGATTTTAGGTACTGACAAACTTATAAAATGGAATAAGGCCGAAAACATGATGCGTAGTGAAAGCGACTTTAACAAAGTTAAAATGAACTACTCTTTAGTCGCACCAAGAATGTATCAAGGTAGAATTGAATCTATAGTTAGTAGGATTACTGGGTTTGCTGATATGATTCAGTTAACGCATTTAAAGTTACAGCAAGTTTTATCACGCATGGTACCTGATGGGGTTTACCTTGATGCTGATGGGCTTGCTGAAGTAGATTTAGGCAATGGGACTAACTACAATCCGCAAGAGGCTTTAAATATGTTTTTTCAGACTGGATCTGTTATAGGGCGTAGCCTAACTGTTGATGGTGATCCTAATCCTGGTAAGATACCTATTCAGCAAATATCTAATGGCGCTGGGCAGAATAAAATTGGCAGTCTAACAAACACTTATAACTATTATCTCCAGATGATACGTGATGTAACTGGTTTGAATGAAGCTAGAGATGGTAGCTCTCCAGATCCTAAGTCTTTGGTTGGCGTTCAAAAGTTAGCGGCAGCAAATTCTAATGTGGCTACTAGACATATATTATTGTCTTCAATGTTCTTGACATCAGAGATATGTGAGGCGTTGTCTTTGAGGATATCTGACATCTTAGAATACTCGCCAACAGCAGACGCTTTTGTTCAATCAATAGGTGCTCATAATGTAGCTACGCTTAAAGAAATGTCTGAGCTACATTTATATGATTTCGGTATATTTTTAGAGCTAGAACCCGATGAAGAAGAAAAGCAGATGCTAGAAAATAATATTCAAACGGCTTTAGCCCAGCAGTTGATAGACTTAGACGACGCGATTGACATCAGGGAAGTACGTAATGTCAAGCTAGCAAATCAGTTATTAAAAATTAAACGTAAGAAAAAGCAAGATCGTGAGCAAAAACTGCAGCAACAGAACATGGAAGCGCAAGCACAAGCAAATGCGCAAGCTCAACAAGCCGTTGCTCAGTCTGAGATACAAAAAAATCAGGCAAAAACTCAAGCGGAAATTCAATTAGAGCAAACTAAATCTCAAGCTAAACTAGTGCATCTACAGGAAGAGGTTAGATTGAAAAAAGAGCTCATGCAGTTTGAGTTTGATTTAAACACTCAGGTTAGAGATAAAGAGCAGAGTGAAAATAGGGGTATTGAAAAAATGAAGGAGGACGGAAAAGATAGACGAGAAAATATTAAGCAAGGTGCTAAAAAGTTTGAATCTTCAGGTAATGATATACTTGGAGGTGGAATGGGTTTAGATGATTTCAACCCACAGATAGGTAATTAATTATATAATATTGTATTATGGAAGATGTAAAAAACGAAGAGGTGACCGAAGAGGTTATCCAAGAAACACCCCCTGTAGAGGAGGTTGCTGAGGAGCAAAAACCTGAAATTAACTTAGAAAAGTTTGAAAGCAAAGACAATCCAGAAGTTATTAAAGTAGATTTAAGCAAACCACAAGAACCGGAACAAGTAAATGAAGTTGAAACCACTGTCGAAGAGACAAATAACGAAGTTACACAAGAAGAGGACGTCGACAACGAAGCGCCCGCACTTGAGGAAATAACAGAAGAAGAGATTGTAACAGAAGAAGAGGTTATTGAAGCTTTAGATGCAAACGAAGAAACTGGTAAAGCTATACCTGAAAATGTTCAAAAGTTGATAGACTTTATGGATGAAACTGGTGGAGATCTTCAGGATTATGTTAATCTTAACAGGAACGTTAAAGATTTAGATGATCAAGACGCTTTGCTTGAGTACTATAAAAGAACTAAACCTCATCTAGACTCGGAAGAGATTAACTTTCTTATGGAAGATAACTTTTCATTTGACGAGAATGTAGATGAAGAGAGAGATATTAAACGTAAAAAATTGGCCCTCAAAGAGCAAGTTGCCGAGGCCAAGACCTACTTAGACGGGCAAAAGTCTAAATACTACGAAGAGATTAAAGCTGGAAGCAAGCTCACAAACGAGCAGCAGAAGGCAATTGATTTCTTCAACCGATACAATAAAGAGTCAGAGCAGACGCAAAAAGTAGCTCAACAACAGAAGTCTAGATTTAACAAGAAAACCGAGCAGGTTTTCAATAACGAGTTCAAAGGTTTTGAATACAACGTTGGAGATAAAAGATTTAGATATAATGTTAAGGACGCAGGCCAAGTAAAGGAAACCCAAAGCGACATTAACAACTTTGTCAAAAAGTTTTTGAACGAAGATAATACGATGTCAGACGCTAAAGGTTACCATAAGAGTTTGTACACAGCTATGAACGCAGACGCAGTTGCTAATCACTTTTACGAGCAAGGCAAAGCAGACGCACTGAAAGACAGTGTTGCTAAAGCTAAGAATATAAATACCACAGCTAGATCCACTCAAGGTGAAATGCAAGGTGGTATGAAAGCTCGGGTGTTAGGTGATGATTCTAATTCTTTTAAGTTCAAAATTAAAAACAAAAATAAAAATTAAAATTAAGAAAAAATGGCTATTACAAATGGACCAAGTTTAAATAGTGTACCAGCGTCAAAACAACAGACGCTAATATCAAACTATTTAGATTTTACGGGCGGAACGGATAACACGTGGGCCCAACAATATTTACCAGATCTTATGGAGAAAGAAGCTGAAGTGTTCGGACCACGAACTATTTCAGGATTCTTATCTCAAGTAGGAGCTGAAGAGGCTATGGCGGCTGATCAAGTGGTTTGGTCTGAGCAAGGTCGTCTACACTTGTCATACACAGGACACGTAGAGTCAGTAGGCTCTGGAGTTGACAGTGTTGGTGAGATTACAATCGAAGGACACATTGACGAAAATGCAACTTATACAGCTTCATCGCATGGTATTAGAGTAAACGACACAGTTATTGTATCTAATGCTGGTGGTACTATAAAAGGTTTAGTAACTGATGTTTCTGCTGACGTTATTGACGTAGCTCCTTATAATTCAGGTGCGGCTGGTTTTGCATCGGCAATGAACATTGGTACTTCTAAGAAAACAACTATTTTAGTTTACGGTTCTGAGTACACTAAAGGAGTTTCTTACATGAATGGTGGTGCTGTTACAACTCAAACTGATTCTAGAGGAGCTAATGAACCTTCTTTTCAGACGTTTAAAAATAAGCCTATCATCATGAAAGACTACTACGAAGTATCAGGTTCTGATACAGCTCGTATTGGTTGGGTTGAGGTTTCTGCTGAAGACGGACAGTCAGGATACTTATGGTATCTAAAAGCCGAAGCGGACACTCGCGCTCGTTTTACTGATTACTTAGAGATGGCAATGCTGGAGGGTGAGCTTAATGATGCAAACTCTGTTGCAGATTCCTCAAATGTTATGTACAACGCTGCTCAGGATACTGGCGGGAGTGGTACAGAAGGTTTATTTGCTGCTATTGAGTCACGTGGAAATATCACTTCTGGTATTACAGGTGTTAATGCTGCTACTGATTTAGCTGAGTTTGACGCTATTTTAGCAGAGTTTGATTCTCAAGGCGCTATTGAAGAAAACATGATGTTTGTAAATAGAGCTACGTCTCTTGCTATGGATGACATGCTTGCTTCTATGAACTCTTACGGTGCTGGCGGTACTTCTTATGGAGTATTTGAAAACAACGAAGATATGGCTCTTAACTTAGGATTCTCTGGATTCCGTCGTGGGTCTTACGATTTCTACAAGTCTGACTTCCGTTACTTAAATGACAAAGCAACACGTGGTGGAATTAACGCGGCTGACTCAGCTAACGCTATTAGAGGTGTTATTATTCCAGCTGGAACTTCAACTGTTTACGATCAGTCACTAGGTAAGAACCTTAAGCGTCCTTTCCTACATGTTCGTTACCGTGCTTCACAGACAGACAATCGCAAGATGAAGTCGTGGGTTACTGGTTCTGTTGGAGCTGCTACATCTGCTTTAGATGCTATGCAAATCCACATGTTATCTGAGCGTTGCTTAGTAACACAAGGTGCAAACAACTTCATGTTGATGAAGTAAGATTATATTTGGTGAAACTACCCTGCCTTCGGGTGGGGTAGTTTTATATTAATTTTTTATTATATTATATTATGGCTAAAAAGCAAACAAAAAAAGTAGAGGCTCAAGAACCCTACATAGAAGAAACAGTTGTCATGGAAGCTCCAAAACCGGAGCCTAAACCAATTGCAAAGGAATTACCAAAAAAAGACACTTGGGATATAAAGGATAGGGTTTATTATCTTAGAAATAAAACCCCATTATCATACCTATTGAAGGGAAGTAATATACATTATTTTGACGAAGAAAAGGGTTACGAAAGAGAGCTTAAATATTGCTCTAACCAAAGAACATGTTTCGTAGATGAAATGGTTGGGGATCAACGTTTAGAACATATCGTGTTTAGAAACGGAACACTGACTGTCCCTAGAAATAAAGTGATTTTACAGAAACTTCTTTCACTTTATCATCCTCATAAAGGCTCGGTATTTGAAGAATACAAACCTAAAGTTGAAGCCGCTAATGAGGTTGAGGTGCTAGAACTTGAAATCTCCGCACTTAACGCTGCTCAAAACCTAGACATTGACATGGCAGAGGCCGTGATGAGGGTTGAGATTGGTTCTAAGGTATCAGAGATGAGTTCTAAGGAGCTTAAACGTGATTTACTGTTATATGCTAAGAGAA